CCGCCGATGCCTACCCCGATCTCCAGCATGGCACCGCGGAAGCCCTGCAGATCGAAGGCCAACGGTGTGTTGTCGGCGGCGAGAGAGATGGGCCCCAGCATGTTGCGTGCGCGCAGCTGGTTGTGGATGTCCTTCATGGGTGCGGTCCTTGTCAGTGTCGATGGGGGGATGGGGCGCGAACGTCGGCAGCGTCCGCGCCCCGCGGCGGCTAGGTTGGGTTATGAGCCCGTTAGCCGGCCTAGGTGGAGCACTTCAGGAAGATGGCGGCGTCGAAGTTCTGCACGCCGCCGCCGACCCGCTTCGTCGTGTAGAACTCGACGAAGCCCGGCCGGCGGTACGGATTGCGCAGCACGCGCACGCCGATGCGATCGACGATGATGTAGGTCTTGCGCCAGTCGCCGAAGCCGACCGGGAAGGTGTCGGTGCCGATGTCGGGCATGAACTCGTCCTCGTCCACCGGATAGGCCAGCAGCGTCGGCGGCTGTCCCGCCACCAGCGACGGCTGCCACAGGTACTGCCCCGTGGTGTCCTTGAACTTGCGCACCTCGCCGACGGTCGCGCGCGTCATGAGCCAGCTGGCGTTCTTGCGGTGGCCCGACTTCAGCTCCTGCATCTGGTTGATGAGAGCATCGCCGGGGTTGGTGGCCGCGAAGTTGCTGGCCGCGCCGGTGACGCGGAACCGGAAGCTGCCGTGCACCCAGTTGGCGGGCGTCACGAAGGGATAGGTCATCAGCCCGCGCGGCTGCGTGGTGCCGTTGCCGTTGAACCAGGCGTCTGATTCCTGCAGGTCGAAGGCCTCGGCGATCTCCTCGGCCAGCCACGCCTCGATGTCGATGATGGCGTCGTCGAGCATGATCTGCGTCGCCGCCGGCATGGCGTAGAGCTCCATGGTCGCGTACTTGTCGAGGCCGAGCGTGGGGGTGCTCGTCTCGGGTCGCGGGTCCGTGCGCTCCGCCGTCCAGCCGGCCTGCGCGCCACCGGTGCGCATCGGCTGCACCAGCTCGCTGGTGCTGATCTCGCGCACCAGCGCCCGCTGGCGCATCATGCTAAGCTCGGTCAGGAAGGTGCGCAGCGGCGAGCGCTCGTGCTCCGGCAGCACCAGATAGCCGCCTTCGGGGTTGAGCTCAGTGTGCAGCGCCTTCTTCTGGATCGCCCTGAGGTGCTCGCCCTCGAAGGTCTCCTCGCCGGTGCGCATGTAGTGGATGACGGCCTTGCGCATCTTCTGCTCGGCCAGCTCGGCCATCTTCCGCATGCCGGCGGTGCGCGGCAGGCCGGGCAGGCCTGCGCCGAGGCCGGGCGGGCGGTCGCGCTTGACCTCGGCGGCGCTGATGCGCTTCTCGAGATCGCCCAGGCGGTCGATCACCACGTCCATGCGGCGGAGCTGGTCGAGGTCGAGCGGATCGCCGGCGCGCCGGCCCTTGCCGAGCCGGCGGTCGTTGATCTGCTTGTAGAGCTCGTAGGCCCGCAGCTTGCGCTCATGCGCATCGCGCAGGGTCGTGGGGTCAGCGGGCTCGCGCGTTAGCGGGGCGCGGCGCGCGGGCGCCACCGGCGTGCGCGGCGTCGCGGCGGCCTTGCTGGCGCGCGCCATGCCATCGATCACCTGGCCCTGGCGCAGCACCTCCTTGCCGATCTCGATCACCGCCTGCTTCACGTCGTCGCCGCCGGCCGGCGGTTGCGCGCCGCGCCGCGGCTGTCCACGCCGTGCTCCCAGCGTCTTCGTCTCCAGCGCGGCAGCGCCACGCTCCATCTCATCGAGGATGGCGTCGAGGTTGTCCCCGCCGAAAGCGGGCGCGGTGTTCAGCTGATGCATGGGTCGGTCTCCCGTTTCGGGTTGGGTCACGCACACTGTCGCGCCGCCAACGCCCCGAGGGGCGCGGCGTGAAAGGCTCTATCGTCAGGATTGGTGCTTGCTTAGCGGCTGAGCTTGGCGCCGCGCGTCTTGATGGCCGTGGCCAGCTCAGCGAGCTCGTCGCCGATGTCAGCGCCGCCGCGCGGTATGAATAGCTCCGGCGCACCGTTTCCGAAGAGGTACAGGCTGTCGCGGCGCCGCTTCACGGTGTCGATGCGCGCGTCCTGATTCATCGGGAAGGTGACGACCGACACTTCCCACAAATCGATCTCCTTAAGGCGGCGGACACCCTGGGAGGGATAGCCCATCGGCCCGAACTCGCTGCCCCCGTGCGCTCCATCCTCGATGGCATCCATCTCCCACAGCTTGCACTCGTAGCCGATGGAGAGGCCGTCGACACCGCCGCGACGCATCAAGTCAAGGGCCTGGCGGCCACGATCGAAGCTGGTGAGGATCTGCCCCTTGCAGAGCAGGCCGTGACTGTCCTCGTGGATGTCAACCCAGATGCCGATCGGCTCCGCGGTCAGGTGCTGCCACAGGAGCTTGACGGTGGTGCCGCGCCGCTTGTGCTCGGCCAGCGAGCCGGCAAAGGCGCCGGGCATGACGATGTCGCCGCCGCCATCCTCGACATTGAACACGCTGCCGTAGCCGACAAACGTGCCGTCCTCGGCCACGTCATCGGCCTTGATGCGGATGGCCTTGGCGTAGTGTGGTGCCCGCGCCGCCGTTTCCTTGATGAGCATTACGTCTTCCCTCCAAGCCAGGTCGGCAGCCAGCGCCTCGCCTTGTCGCCAGCTCCCGGATCGGCCGGCGCCCGCGCCGGCGCCGGGGTTTGAGACCGGCCAGGGGCGGGCAGCGGATTGGTGCCGATCGGCGCGAACACGTCGTTGGCACGCGGATCGTCGATCGGCTCCAGCTCCTCCTCGTCGCGGATCTCGTTCACCGTCTTGAGGTTCTGCTGGCGCGCCGTCTGGTGCATGGCATACCGCTGCGTCGGCAGCGGCCGCAGGTAGGCGTTGCGATCGTGCTTCCAGTAGAGCTCGGCATCATCGGCGAGCAGGTCGCGCTCCGCCTCCTGCTCCCAGCGGATGAGCCACGGGTCGAGCGTGTCGGTGAGGTGCGCGTAGTTGAGCTGCTCGATCGAGCTGTAGCTCTGGGTGCCGGTGGCGTGCATCACCTTGACGGGCTGGGTCCGGAAGATGCGGCAGGCCTCCTCGATCAGCAAGCGATAGAGCGCAATGGAATCGGCGTCCTTGGCGCTGATGCCCATGGCCGAGTATGTGAAGCCGCCGTCGAGGATCGCCACCCCTCCCTCGCCGTCAGGACCGAACTGGCGCTGCCAGGTCTCCCGGATGCGGTCGAGGACCTTGGGGTCGATCTTGTTCTCGGATGTGACGATGCCGGACGGCCGCTGGTCCTTGCCGTAGAACTTGGCCTGCGACTCGGTGAGGCGCTTGGAGAGACCCAGCACCTCGCGCGCCAGCGTCACGCGGTTGATGCCGCGGAAGCCGTCGTAGGAGATGCTGGTGAGACGGAAGATGCGGTCTGGCGATACCGTAACGGACTGCCAGGTCTCGCCCCAGCTCTCGCCGAACCACACATCGTAGACGAGCTGATTGTCGACCCAGCGCGGCACGCACTGGCCGGGCAGCAAGGGCCACAGCTCGCCCACCGCCCCCTTGGCGTTCATCGCCTTCCAGGCATAGCCTGTGCCTGACAGCATGGCGTGCAGGGTCAGCGTCTCCTTGAAGGCCTGCGCCGTCATGTACTCGTTCGGGCGCACCTCGAGCAGCTTGGCGAGGCGATTGAGGGGCTCGCGTGTGGACTTGCCGACGGAGGTGCGGCCGCTCTTGTCGCTGGTATCCCAGCGGTAGAGCTGCAGCGGCATCTTGCCAACGTCCTCGGCCACCACGGTGACGCATGCCATCACCGCGGCGATCTCCATGGCCGTGCGCGTCGAGATCGACACGCCGGACTTGGTGCCGCGCCACTCCGCCAGCAGCTCGAGGCCATTGCCGGGCGTGCCATCGAGGACCTTGCCCTCTAGCGGCGCCAGCCACGCACCCTGCTCAATCGCCGCGACCTCGTCGGGCGAGTAGATTTCCGGCTCGGCCATGGGGCGTCTGCGCTCGCGGCCTACGCCGCCTTCTCGAGGTCGGCGATCATGCGCTGCAGATCAACAGCGCCCGCCTTGTCGTCCTCGCCGCTTTCATCAGCTCCGGCGATGGCATCGAGCCGGCGCCGTACTTCGGCCATGCTCCGGTCCAGGCTGTTCAGAATGTCCTGGTAAAGAAACTCGCGATCGGCAGGCACGTTTGCCGCAATGAATTCCTCCCACCTGGCTCTTGCTGCCTGCAGCTCTTCCAGCTCGAGCTCCAATGCCGCTGCATCGGTGGGCTTGCCGAGAAGCCAATCCAACACGCCCTTGCGGTCTTGCACCGTGGCCTTTTCCTCGAGGCGGCGGCGGTCGGCGTTCCACCCGGCGTTCGGGTTGCCATCCTCGTCGGCGCCCTCGCCCGTGGACTCGTTGTAGACGAAGCCATCGACATATTCGTCGAGGGCGTCCAATACCGGATAGGAGGGATGGGACGGGTGGTTGCGCCACTTGTCGAGCACGCTGTGGACGTATTGCGCTAGACCCTGCATCTCATCGATTGCGGATTGCTCGCCGAAGCCGAACAGCTTCTGCTCAGCGCTCATGGCCTTTTCTCCCTCGAAGGCATCGACAACGAGGCGGTCGAACACCAGGTCGAAATCCGGCAAGTCGCGGTCGCGCATGTCCGGCTCGCCGTCCCAGTTGTAGCTCAGCGAGATGTGCGGCTTGAACTCGAACGTCGGCTCTGCACCATAGGTCTCGACGAGGTGCGTGCGCATCGCCGCGAGCTGGTCGCAGTGAGCCAGCAGCATCACCGGCGTGTCCTCATCACGGCCGAGGACGCCACAGCCGATCGGCACCACTGCAACGGGCTCGATGAGACGGTCGGCGAGCGGGATCGCCACGTCGTTGACGGTCGCCAGCAGCGTGACGTGGAAGGCGTGCCCCTCGTGCGGATTGGGGCCGCCCACGTCGAAGCCCATGGCGTGGGCCCAGGCTGTAAGGTTGGCCTGGGTGGCGGGATCAGCGTAGAGCATGACGATGCGACGGCCGGGCGCGTCGTCGTGCTCCGCATCCGTCGCCCAGCCGCCGGCCGGACCCAGCACGGTGGAGAGCATGCCCGGTCTTACGCCGGCACCACGACGCCGGTGGGCCAGATGTTGAGGAGGATCTCGTCGGCGTCGTAGCCCACGCCGATCAGCACCACCTCGTCGCCGGCGGCGAGGTCCGCCTCCGGGCAGATGCCGCCGGCGGTGCCGGAGAGCACGTAGATGGTGCCCGGTATCACGGTGGCACCGATCTGGATACGGCCGGCGGTCTGCCACGCGACCGGCTGGCCCTGGGCGGCGCCGTGTAGCGCCACGCCCTTGGCCTTGCGCGCCGCGGCGCCAGGTGAGCCGGCGTCCGCGTCGGCGAGGTTGACCGTTCCGTCGCCGACATCGTAAAGGGCCTGGCCTGCGAGGATGGCGGCGGCCGCCCGGCTGTGCCTGACGACGGCGCCGACGCCTTGCTCGACGTTGGCCGGAGTAATGGAGAGGTCTGCCATGGCGGGCTCCGCTTGGAAGTATCAGGGTTCAAGGTGAGCGGGGGGACCGACGGCGGCGCGTCAAGCGTAGTTATGTTGCCCGTACTCGGAGAGGCTGTTCTCGATCAGATACTGCTCCTCGACGCCTTCGGCATCGAGCTGGTCACTGAGCTTTACCCACGCCTCCCACGCGGCATCGAGACGCTTCTGGAGCTCAGCCACTCTGGGCTCGTGCTTTTCCCGCTCCACCTTCGCAGCAGCAATCGCCTCCTCGTGCTCCTTCATCTCATCGACCAGCGATTCGAGATCGACCTCGGCATCCTGCAGCTCACTGTCGACGGCATCGTAAGCTTCCACGGCTTTCAGCTGCTCGGCGAGCAGCGCCTCGGTGTCGGCCTTCGTCTCCACCGGGCCATGCCCAGACATGGCCTCGCCCTCGCCGCCCTGGTAGTGCTGCTGGAATTGCTCTTCCCCCAGGCTTTCGAGCGCGCCCTGGAACAGCTCCAGCTTCTCATTGAGGAAGGCGGCAACAACACCATTCGGATCAGCGTCGAGCCGTTGCAGCTCGTCGGCGAGCGGCTGCATGCGTTCGATCAAATCGATCACCTCGCGGGAGCGTGCAAGCTGCTCGGAGATGGTGAGAATTTCCCGTTTGCGGCCGAGCCGTTCCAGCATCGTCGCGAGTGTCATGGCAGCACCACCAGCTCCTGCGTGTCGAGATAGCTCCGGCCGGGATCCTCGCCGGCCATCGCCAGCGCGATCACCGCAGCCGCGACGCCGTCGATCTTGCCCTTCGAGTGGCCCTTCGACGGCATGTAGTTGTCGTTGGCATCGCGCCGGATCGTCGTGTTGCCAACGTGCCAGCGCAGCACCGGATGGCTCCCGTGGTCCAGCTTGCCTAACAGCACCAGCCGTTCCAGGTGTTTCGACGGCGCCGACATGGAGGCGATGCCGAACCGCACCAGCTCGATGGGAAGGCCGTCGTCGGTGAGGTGCGTGGCCAGCATGTGCGCATTCCAGGCGTCGAAGCCGTCCTTCTGCACGTCGAACTTCTCGTGGTCCGCCCTGATCTGCGCCTCGATGGCGTCGTGGTCGGCGGCGTTGCCGGTCGTCGGCGTGATGGCACCGAGCTTGGCCCAGCTCTCCACCGGCACCCGGCTCTTCGCCGCGAACAGCTTCAGGTTGGCGTCGGGCCACCAGAAGCGGCACAGCAGTGTCCACCGCTCCAGCGCACCCTGCGGCGGGAACACGAGTACCCGAGCACACATATCGCGAGCCGAGGCGAGGTCGTTGCCGGCGAAGCAGCTGGCGCCGACGAGCTCGTCCTCCAGCGCCTTCCAGCGTCCCTCGCCGCTGGTGCACGCCGCCCAGGCCGGCGCCGATATCCACCGCTCCGCCGCGCCCACCCAGATGTTGAGGTGATAGCGCTTGAAGTCGTTCTCGCGCGACGCCAGCTGCGCCGCCTCGCGCGCCATCTTGGCCAGGTAGTCGGCGCGGGGCGAGACCGGGTAGTTGGGGTTGGCCTCCGCCCACACCGCCGGATCCTGAATGTCGATCTCGACCTTGGGGTCCTGATCGGCACACCAGATCACCACCAGCGTCTCCGGATCGTCGAACACGCCCTCGCATATCTTGAGGCTCTCGTCCCACAACTCCTGGCCGTAGCCCTCCTCCACGCCGGCCGTGGAGATCAGCCACTCCATGGGCTGCTCGCGGCTGCCCATGCCCTGGCGCACGAAGGTGTAGAGCTTGTCATTCGGCCACTCGTGCACCTCGTCTCCCAGCAGGTACGTGGTCGAGAGGCCGTGCTTGCCGGTCGGTTTGCCCGTGAGCGGGCGGAAGATGCTCGAAGTCGCCTCCAGCCACAGGCTGGCGCTGAAGGGCTGATACTGCTCGGACAGCTCCGGCGAATAGGCCGCCATCTGCACGGCGCGATCGAAGACGATCTCCGCCTGGTTGCCGTGGCTGGCGATAGAGTAGCACTCGGCCGAGTGCACCGCATCGCCAAGCAGCAGCAGGTGGGCGACGCCGGCGAGCAGCTCGGTCTTACCGTTCTTGCGCGGCACCCAGATCATGACCCGGCGATAGAGCCGGGTGCCGTCCGCGCGCTTCCAGCCGAAAGCCGGCCGAACGATGTGGTCACGCTCCCAGGCGGGCAGCTCGAACACCTGGCCGGCCCACTTGTCCTTGGTGAGGCGGCAGTAGCTCGGGAAGAAAGCGGTGGCGGCCGTGGCCGCTGCCTCATCCCACCAGATGCCGAGCGGGCCGCCCTTGCGGGGGGTGGGCGAGCGATAGCGCGGCTCGCCGGGTTTCAGCCTCCTTTGTCGCGACACATTGCAGGTGCAGACTACGCGGCGCGTTCCAGGACAGCGAGGCGTGCATGCAGGGTACGGCCGTCCCCGGCCGACGCGGTCTCCAGCGCCCTCTCAACCTGCAGCATCAAATCCAGGATGATCTCGATCTCAGCCGAGGAGGCTGACCCACTGGTGTAGTAACCCAGCAACTCCGCTTGCATGGCGCGCAGCTCGGCCTCGGTGAGGTCGTCGGCGGACAGCGACGAAGCGATTGCGTCTAGGCGGCCGAGCACTTCCGTATCGAGTGCCTTGCGGGCCACGGCGCCGCGGCGCGACTGCAGCAGTGGCGCGCCGCCGGATTCAATTGTCTCGTAGGCCTGCTCGATCCATTCCCCGAAGCCCGCGATCTCGCTCAGCAACTCGCGCCCTTCGGCGATGGGATTGGCGTTGAAGTCTGAGACCGGGAATGCCACGGTGAGCTTTTGGAGGCGCATAGAGATTTCGAGAAGCGTGTTCAGCGCGGTCTCGCGCCCCCACTCGCTCCCAGGCTGGTCGCGCACCAGCTCGACCATCGCTGCTGCTTCAGTCCACATCCCTTCGAGCTCTGCCCGCGCCGCCTCGATCTCGGCCTGGTAGTCGCGGCCGTCGTCCTTGCGCGTGAAGATGGCGGCCAGCGACATCTGCTCACCGTCGTCCTCATCCTGAGCCAGGATGGTGTCGACCTCTTCTAGCGCCGTCTCGGTCGCATCGCGCGCAGCCCCGGCGCGCTCCGATCTAATGAACGTGAGTGCGCCCACGGCGTCGTTGAGGTTCGCGCGCGCCCGCTCCGCGAACGCCCGTTCCTCGGGGAATAACGTCGCCTTCATGGCCTTCTCGTCCTCGGTGGCGTCACCATAGCCTCCGGCGTCGTTGATCATCGCCTGCAGCTGGCCGATGCCCTCCATCACGGACAGGTGCGCATCCAAGAGCCACTCCCGGTCAGGATAGGTGCTGGCCAGGTGCTCGATCTGCTCCTTGAGCCGTAAAAGCGCATCTTGCTCCTGCTGCAGCTTGGCGCCGTCGTCACCAAGGGCTGCACGGATGTTGGTCCACAGGCCCTTTCGGCCGGCAGTGGTCACAGGCATGGCAGCCCTCCTCAGTTCAAGCGCTTGCCAGTGTTCAACACGCCCAGCGGTGAGCCGGGCCTCGGTGCGCCGGCCGGCTGCGGCGCGTCCACGCCACCCGGCGGGGTCGAGTTGGGCGGCGGTTTATTCGAGGTACCCATCCGCACCAGCAGCGCCATGCGCGCCTGCGGATTGAGTCCGAACCTGTCCTCGTAATCCTTCAGCCGCGTCTCGAGCTTCAGCATCTGGTCGAACGCGGGGTTGGCCAACCGCCGTTTGCCGCCGGACGCCGTGGTCGTCAGATAGGTGGTGCGCAGGCGCCCCTTCCGCGTCACGCATTCGGCCTGCAGCTTGCTCCACATCCAGCAGTGGTGGATATAGCGCCCGAACTCCTGCCATTCCCCCGCGGTCGTGACGATCCGCCGGCGCACCAGGTCTCCAGCAAGCGTGCCCCACAGCCGGCGCCCTTCCTCGGGCAGCCACTCCGGTGCCGGCGGCACACGCGTGGCCTTCGCAGGGCTCGCCTCCCCCGCTGGCGCGGCACCCGTGGCCAGGGCGGCAATCTCCGCCGTCGTCCTGGCCCGCCTCCGCCCCGGGTACCCCTGTTTTTTCTCCTGTTCAGGGGTCTTTTTTCGAGGTCTAGCCATGTGCAAGTTGCATCGGAATCCCGCGCCGCTACTGCTCCGTTCGCGCCCTGTTCACTCACAATTTTTTCTGCGCCGAGTTTTGCGCCGGAAAAAATTCGAGGCTTCGCGCGGTTCCGGGGCCAGAGGCTATTAGAAAACCATCCCCCCCGGGCGCCTATGCTAGCCGAAGTACTCAGGCAAGGCGCGGGAGAGGTTGAGATTAGCTTCGGAGCACTTGGCCTCGGCAAAGAGATGCTCAAGTCTCTTCTTGATGTGCTCATGACACCAGGTGCAAAGGGACTGCCAGTTGAGCGGACTCCAGAAGAGCGAGTGATCGCCCTTGTGGGGGATGATGTGGTCTACCAGCGCCGCGGCTTGGCTGCGGCCATTGGCCTTGCAGCAGACACACAGCGGATGCTGACGACGGTGGCGCTTGCTGGTGCGTTCCCATCTCGCATTATAGCCCCGCTCGGTCTTGGTGCCTCGGCGCTTGGTTAGGGCGCGCTGCCTATCCGCCTCGGCACGACGGCGGGGGCCGAGGTGCCTGGGCCGGTGGAGCGGGGGGAGAGAGGGCACTGCTACCTACGCCGCTGCCTCGGTCTCGTTGACTGCAGCTGGCGTGAAGTCCACGTAGTAAGTCTCACCGGGGTTGAACTTGCCGATGAGCGCCGGGTTGGCGACGTGGATCACAAACGTGGCGGAAGGCGAGAACCGCGCATAGGTGTTGTCCTCGTCGCTGCCGTCAGCCGGGTAGCTGCCCTTCGGACCCACGGCAGAAAACTCCAGCTTCTCGCCATACTCGGTGCGCATGACCGAGCCGAGCCTCAGCTTCGCCCGCATTGTCGCCGCCATTATCAGCCCTCCGAAGGCTTTCATTCCGGTTCACCAAAAGCAGCGGCCTCGGAGAAGGGGCACCTCCCGAGGCCGTGATTCTGCATCGTGATGATTCCTATGACTCCGATGCACTGCACCGGGCAAGGGCCTCAATGCACTTGGACCGCATGCGGGCGTGACGGTGAATCCCGATTGCCACACCGGCTGCAACCCGGTTCACTGGCCGCATGCCGAAGCGAACCACACCGAAGCGGCAGCGCTGGCGCGTATACCTCATGCATGGCCAGCGGGCCGAGCGGCTGCGAGACGTGCTGGCCGACAGCGAGGATGAGGCGCGCGCCAAGGCGTCGGGCGATCCGCTGCGTGCGGTTCAGAAGAGCCACGCTGCTAGCGACCGCTTCGGCATTGGCCCGGGAGCGGCGCGCTGCCGCGCCGAGATGGTGGCTGGTGCGTCGTCTCGTGCGGCCCAGAGGCGGCCACCCACTTGATGCTGTTGCGTTACTCGCGCTACGGTTACGCCCGGGGAGGATTTGCCGTGCACCAACTCATGCGTCGTCTCACCAGCGCAGCTCGCGAGGGGCGCATTCTTGCAGCCATAGGCCGGCGTCTCTGGCCGCGACGCGGCTATCTTCGGCGGTGCAAAGGCGTCATCCACGTCGGAGCAAACATTGGCGACGAGCGTGACGAGTATGCCCGCCGCGGACTCGACGTGATCTGGATCGAGCCCATTCCCGAGATCTATGCGGAGCTGGAGGCCAACCTGTGCGACTATCCGCGGCAGAGGGCAGTGCATGCGCTTATTACAGACGAGGACGGCCGGGAGGTGACGCTGCACGTCGCGAACAACCGCGGGTTGTCGTCATCGATCCTGCCTATGCATCTCATCAGCGACATATGGCCTTGGTGCGTCTACACACATGATGTGGCGATGCGGTCGAGCCGGCTGCCGACAGTTCTGGCGGACATCGATCTGAATAAGTACGACGCGCTGGTTCTCGACACGCAGGGTTCCGAGCTGATCGTCCTGCGCGGCGCAATCGATATGCTCCACCGCTTCCGCTACATAGAATGCGAGGCACCAACGTTCGAGGGCTACCGTGGATGCGCTACGCTGGACGAGATCACGTCATACCTGAACGAGCACGGATTCACGCTAGTCCGAAAGGACTTGCAGGCGAAGCATCCATCCGCCGGCGCGTACTACGACTTGCTTTACTGCCGCTGAATTTTCCGCCGGGCTGAAATGGCAGTCATGGGCTCCCACGGAGAATACGCTGGTATGGTGCCCACAGCGGCGCACCATGACTAGAGTAGCCGCCTGCCGGCTCCTCCCAACTGTCGGGCCCGATCAACAGGCGGCCGTCACTGGTTGCAACGACCTCCCCCGTGCGCAGACCCCGCGTCAGCTCGCCCATCGCTGGCACCAGACCCGCTGGGGGGATCAAGAATCCCCACTTCACGTTCCGATACGCCAAGGGCGGGAGCACAAGAGCGACGACGACAAGTAGCATCAGTGTGCGGATCCCCGCGGCATACATAAGCAGTGGGACGATTAGGAGCGGCGCGAACAACAGATGGCGGCCTTCGCTTAGCGACCCGTTGAGCCAGACTAGCGAGAAAATGACACTGAGAATGGAGGTAGCGGCGACGCTGACCAACACGGCGAAGCGAAGGTGCATCGCGCGCGACCCACTCGAACCGCGCCAAATGAGCGCCGCAATCACCACCAGCGCAAGGAGTACCGGCAAAGCCAAGTAGTCCGGCGCCAGAAGAGTGCCAATCGCAATGCCGGCATCGACGAGATTTGCTAGCGGCGATTGCTGTCCACCGACTATAGGATGGCTGCCCACCTGGCCCAGGGACCATCGGACCACAATCCCCGCACCCAACGAGGACAGTACAAGCAGCGCGGCGGTTGCAAGCCGAGACATGAGCCCATGTCGTCCCAAGACGACAACCGCTCCGGCGCCGGCGGCAACGAAAACCACGCTGGCGTTATGAGTGGTCAAGAGAGCGGCACCCAGGAAGCAAGCGCACGTGTACAATAGCCAGTCCGCAGTTTGTTTCCGCATGGCGATCCAGATGCATGCAAGGAACACTGGCAGCAGGGTGTACGCCAGATTTTGCGCAAGGACCGCCTGTTGATTTAGCGGCACGAACAGCCCGACAAAGAGCACCGCGGCCGTCAGCACGCCGATGTGAACCTTGAGCGCGGTCTCCCTGAAGAGCACGAGAGACAACCAGAGCCAGGCAGAGGCCTGCAGCACGAGCAGCATGCCGTTTGCAACGATGAGCGTGAGGCCGTACGGACCCAAAGCCTTTGTCCAGGCTGCTAGGTAGAGCGGGTATAGCGGCGGCCACGCGACAATGGGGTTGCCCGAAAAGTACCTGTAGTCTTTGCCTTCTGCAATCGAAACGGCGCCTTGCCATGCAGCCCAGCCGTCGGGCGTCAAGCCGATGCCGTGCCGGTGCTGCGCCACATAGACCAGGAGAGCGACCAAGCCCGCCAGCAACGACCACTGGCCGACCGGACCGGTCTGGCTGCCGTCGCTTGTGGGGGAGGAAAGGAACCTCGATGGCATTGAGTGGACGCCCCGCAACCACACAGAAATAAGCGTCAGTGGGTATCACGCCCACAGACGCGTTTTCACCGAGCGGCTTGACTTTGCCAATCACCGCCTTCCGATCTGCTTTATAGCCTTCGCCACCGTCTCCTGCAGCCAATTCGTGCGCTCCTCGGCCGTCAAGCGCACGGCCCGGTCGAGCCACTCTAGCCGTTGCGCCTCCTCGAACACGGGGATGCCTGCTGTCCTCGCTACTTCCAACGCCAGTGTCTTGGCCTTGGCTGGTTCGAGACTGAAGAACCGGAACGCCAAGTGATGGTGCCGGAAATCCAAGGCGTCGATCAACATGGTCTTAAGTGATTCAGCCTGCTTCCTGTTCTGGCACCAAAGTACAGCATGGAGGTCGATCTCATGCCAGTTTTCCTGCTGCATGATGTGCTTACGATCGCGCGGGGAGCCGGTGGTCAGCACCTTGAAGGGCCACAGCTGCAAGCCCTGCATAACAGTGGGCACAGCTGTCGCCGGCCCTGCTAACACCACCGCCCGCCAGCCGGCCTCGCGCATGGCGGCCCGATATTGCAGCGAGGTGGGCGTGTACGCGATGAGGTCGTCGATGTCCTGCGGGACGAGGGCCGCGGTAGTCGGACCGGCATTGGGGATGCTCGCGTCCGCATGTGTGCTTGGTAGCACGCGAACCGGCTCGCCCGGCTTGCGCCTTGGCGGCCCCAGGTCGGTGCCGAGCTGCAGGCCGAGGTCCACCGCCAGCGCGGCCACCCGCGGGTCTGTCACTGCATCCTCCCCCTTGTCCTGGCCACCTCAGCCTCGCAGCGCGTGAGCACGCCGTCGACGGCCTCGTCCGACAGCGCCAGCCAGGCGGTCACATGCGCGGCATCGATGACGAACACTACAAACGGCCACGCTCCGTCCGTCAGCAACTCGGGCTGGAAGGTGTAGCTGCCAGGCTCTTCGATCGGCAGCGCCTCCACCTTTCCGCCGCGTTGGAGGCAAACCATGCGCTGGCCCTGGCAGAGGACTATGCGCGCTTGCTGCTGAGGCTGGTCGAAGATTGTCGCCTGGGTCAGGAAGGCGCCGGACTTCAGGCCGGCCTGAACCAATGCTTGGCGCTCGCTCTCCGTCATGCTGCACCCTCGAGGATCCGCGAGAGCACCTCATCCGGCACGTCGAAGAGCCCCTGCTGGCCCCGCCAGGGTACCGGCTCGGGCAGCAGGCGGAAGGCGCCACGCTTCCAGCCGAAGCGGCCGGCGGCGAAATTGCCGCAGGCCAGGTCGTCGCGATACTCAGGGCGCGCCGGCTTCCAGCCTCCGTAGCAGCGCACGACTTCCTCGGTGCGGTAGCAGCCCTCGATCAGCACGGCGCCGACCAGCGCACCGCGCGGCAGCGAATCCAACCACGCTCTACCGAACTGCTCGGTGCACAGCGGGGCAAGGAGCATATCGTGCTCCATCCTCTTGGCCGCATGCACGGCGAGCCAGCCGCGGTGCCGTAACGGCCAGTGGCGCGTCTCATGCACTTTGCGGGGCGAGCACCACAGCGAGGCCCAGGGCTGCCAGAGGGAGATGGCTTTCATCACGCCCTCCTCGCCTTGCCGCGCGCGGGCTGCACGGCCGCCACCTCGCCCGCAGCGCGACTGAAGCCCGAAAGCGTCAGGTCCTCCTGCGTGAGCTGGTTGTCCCGCCGGTGCCGCGCTTGGTTGCGCACCCAGTGTCGGCCGGTGCCGCCGTCGCTGCGCACGGCCAGGATGCAGGGCCCGAACTTTCCCTGCGCGACGAAGGCGTCCATCTCAGCGATGACGGCATCGTTGCCGTCCTCAGCTTCGCCGGGCACCAGCACGTCGCCGCGCTGCACCCGCGCCACCTCCACGAGCTGGCCCGGCGCAAAGGACATGTGCCCCTCACCGGCCACCAGCCTGTCGCCTGCCTTCAGATCGCAGAGCCGTATCATCTCCTGTCCCTCCAATATTCCCACTGGGGTCAGACCCCTCATCTCGCGCCAGCTCGCCGCCGCCGCTGCAGATCCATCGCCCGCTCCTTGCCTTGCTGGAACCGCGCCGCCGCGCGCTCCCGAACCTCAGCGTCGACGCCCGCCTCATACGCATCGACCTCCGCCCGCTCGGCCGGCGTCAGGGGCTCGACGATGTCGAACGTGGACTGAGACCCGGCCTCGCGCCGGAACCGCGCCCGTGCACGCTCGGCAGTGATGCCTCGGTAGTCGGCCAGCGTCTCGTAGGCTCGCTTCAGGATCTGACCGGCCTTGTTGCGCCCGCAGCCCAACGCTGCGCCAGCCTCCTTCAATGTCATCTCCTTCAGTCCGTTCGTGAGCTCGAACACCTCCAGGGCCCTGTCGCCAGCCTTCTTGCGAATTGGCCCTCGGAACTTACGTTCCAGCATCTGCATGGCGTGAAGCCGCACCGCTTCGATGCCGTGCGACACACCCATCTCAATGACCTCCCGCTGCAAATCGACCACGCCCTCTGACTTTCCCGCGGCCAACTTCACAAGGTCCCAGTACTCGTCGAACAGGCAGCGCCATTCCGGCTTGAGCTGGGCACGACGGAACATCAGCACTATCGGATGGGTCCGGAATTCCGTCGGCGTCACGCTAGTCTTGTCGGCGCGCCTGCGCGCCTGGCGCAGGGCGTTATCGCCCTCGAACCCAGGTTGCACGCCTTCACCCACCAGGGCGAGATCGGCACTGGCCCGCAGCCAGGACGCCAGCGCTTCGTCGCGCGCCTCGCACGCGCGCCGCCACACGCGCTCGCGATGCCCGACACGGGCGAGCTGAGTGCGGTAGAGTAGCAGGTCGCAGGACGGGGCAGTGGGCGCTGCAGGTTCCGCCGCTGCGCTCGTAGGCCGACGGTTCGCTGGCTCATTCCGGAAACGCTGTCGCCAGCCGCTCAGCAGCCGGGCACGTACTGGCCGCACGTCCTCCCCCATGTCGATGGCCGCCCCGCTCATCAGCGGTCTCCATGGCGCACGCCATGCCGCGAGGGGTTGCACGGGGAGCCCATGCTCCTCGACCGCAGCTCGCGGCGCTCGCGGGTAACGTCACGAACGACGCTGAGGCGCTCGAGCGCGCGCCTGCGGGCGATGTCCGCGGCCTTGTCGGCGTTGAACAGCTGCGCCTGGCTCGCGTGCATGGCGCTTCCCATCGAGATGACGATTCCGTCGTTCCCCTCCAGCAACACGATCACAGTGGTGAAGCCGGTCGGCGCCAGCACGGTGATGCGCGCCACGTCGGCCCGCCTCTCGGCTTCGGTTAGCGGCAGTCCCCACGTCTTCACGTCTAGTGCCAGTTCGATCCTGCCGCCGGCCCCATGCCCCGGCATTCCGCTCATGTCGTTCATCGCGCTCTCCCTGCCAAATCGCCGTCGCGCGACATGCGCCGCGCCCGGTTGGTAATCCAGTCGTCAACCATCACCGCCGCCTGCAGCCGCTGCTCGAGGCTGTTGTTGTTGACCAGCGCGAGCAGCGCCTTGAGGTCCACCAGCGGCACGAAGATGCCGAGGCGGGTCGGCACCGCCTCGCCGGCGCCGGCGCTGAACGTCCGCCTTGCCCGTTCCCGCTTGCTCACAGCAGCACCCCCTGGGCCTCCCTCTCCTCGCTTGGGAGGAGAGGGCTGAGGGGAGGGGCAGCCGCGAGGGCCGCGCTCGCCAGATGGCTCTTGCCCGCCAGATACAGCTCCGCCAGTTGCCGGATGCGCGTCGCATCGGAGTGCTGCGCCTCCACGGGCTTCAGCGGATCGACGATGCCGGCCGACTGGCTGCCCTTCAGGCCCAGCGTGGCGACGATGGCGGGATCGGAACCGCCGTCGGCGATCAGGTAGATGGCGTCGACCTGTTGCGTCTGGCCGGGACGGCGCAGGCGGCCGATCACCTGCTTGTGCACCTGCGGGCTCCAGTCGAGCTCGCCGAACACGACGGTGCGGGCACGCCGCTGCAGCCCGTCCAGCCCCACGCCGGAACGCAGGGACATGATGAGGCAGTTGGTGGCGCCGGAGATGAACGCATCCTTGGCGCGCCTTTTCTGCGGCTGGCTCTCGCTGCCCGTGAACAGCACCGGGCCGAAGGCCTTCAGCTCCTTGAGCCAGATGTCGTAGACGGCGCGGTGCCAGCCGCAGAGCAGCACCGGCTGGCGCGCCTCGAGGAGGATGCGCACGAACGCCGCCACGCCCGTGGCCTTGGCGACGCCGGTCGTGTGCCGCATCAGGGCGTCGAACTCGCGCGAGGCCTGGCCGCGCTCGGTGAACGAGCCGCCCACCACCTTGAGGGCGAGACTGCGCGCCAGGTCCTCGTCCTTCTTCGCCTCCTCCTCGTCGAACGGCACCGTGTGGGTGATGACGTTGACGGGTGGCATCTCTTTGCCCACGTCGTGCTCGGTGCGCCGGATGGCGATGTTCATCTCCCGCAGGTAGGTGCCGAGCGCCGGCGGCTCCTTCACCACCCAGTGCGCCCCGTGCGGCGTGCACCACTCGTTGTTGAACTGCCAGCGTTCACCCAGCAGGCCCGGCTCGATGATCTCAACGATGTTGAAGATCTCGGAGCCGTAGTTGTAGATCGGCGTGGCGGTCAGGCCGATGCGCATGCGGGGAGTGCCGTCGGTCATGGGCGGCTCCAATTGGCCGCTCGCGACCCGCTCCAGCATCGTGATGCTGTCTTCCGGCTTGGGCTCCGCGAACCCACAGAATGCCCGCGCCGCGCGGCCCTTGGCCGTTTCGGTGCCGTGGCGCAGCTCCTGCACCTCGTCGAACACGACGGAGCGGATCGGCGCAGTGGCCACGAAGTCCACCCAGCCGGCCATGTTGGAGTACTTCCAGATGTACACGTCGGCCGGCGGCAACTCGTAGGGCTTGGTGCCGCGGATGATGTGGGCGCGGAGCTTGGTGAATACCGCGATGTACTCGTCCACCCACTGTCGGGCGAGGTGCGGCTGCACGACGATGGCCGCAGGCAGATGCGCGGGGTGGGCGATGGCCGCCAGCGCCGAGACGGTCTTGCCGAGACCCACATCGTCCATGATGAGGAGACGGCCGAGGCGCCGCGCCATCTCCGCGGCCTGGGCCTGGAAGGTGTAAGGCGAGGCGCCGTCGCGGAAGCCGGCCGACGCGCCAGGCTTCCAGTCCGGTCGCATGATCGCTTGGAGCTGCTGCTGCTCGTGGGCGAAGGCTTCCTTGCCGAGTTCGAGGCGTGCGACGTCGGCCGCAGTCATGGCGAGCGGATAGCGGCTCAGGAACCACGACAGATCGGCGTCGATCAGCGGCCCACCCTTGAGCACGAAGGGCGGCCGCCGCGTGCGATCGATGCGCGGGAACAGGGCCTTGAGGCGCAGGACGACGTGCGGTTCGATGCGCTCGATGAGCCAGCCGGCAGGTGTCCACTCCAGAGTGCCGTAGGTGCGGGTCGGCGTCATGCCCGCACCTCGTTCAGGAAGGGGTAGGGCACAAGCTGGGCGGTTTTGGGCAAATACAACGGATGGCGGGGTGCGCCGTTCATCGTGACTCCGAGACACCACGGGTGCACGCGGTACAGCTGGAGCGTTGCCATGGTCCAATCGGCGCGCTCACGCAGCAGGACGTTGAGAGCTTTGGGAGACTCTGGCAGCGCTCCCCACGCGCACACGAACCGGCCCTCCTCGCGCGCTAGCTTGACGGCGGTGCGCAGGGCTTCGTCGGCTCTCGGCCCTACCGCATCGTCGAGCAATGAGAGGTTGGCTGGATGGGTGGCGCGGCCGGTGAGCAGATTGATCTTGACGTATCTGCGATAGCCGAACCCGTGAGTGAAGTTCAGCTCACGCGTCACAGTCGGGTCGTTCTTCTCGGGGTCGGCCGTCGAGGGGTTAAGCCCGCAGAACACGAGCGTGCCAATGCCCACAAGCCCATCCCGCTCCAGCCAATGGCGGTGCTTGTCGGACATGGCGAGAGCTGAATCGCGTTTTGCTGTCACTGCAGGCCCCCCAGCTTCTTGAGGGCAACACGGCGCAGGTCCTCGGCGTAGGTGAGCGCAGCCTCAGGCGGTAATGCGCCTATCGCGAATATCTCCATCCGGTCATCGAGCAGCTGTATGTAGACCGCGTTGCAGCCGCACTCAGGCGAGTCGCAGACACCGATGCTTGTGCCCTTCGCGAACTCAATGCCCCGGGCATTTTCAGGCTTTGCGTTGGCGCTCACAGCCATGCCCTCCCGAGGTCGACGACAGCCACCGGTTTGCCGTTGATCTCGGCCGGCAGGCTGAGCGGCCGGCTGCTGGCGACGATCAGCTCAGTAAGGTGCCGGTCGCCGCAGTACGCCTTCACCTGGCGGAAGATGTCGCGGCCACTGCCCCTGATCTTGATCTCGATGCCGACGAACCGATGCGGGTCCGGCAGGCAAGGCACCGCGAAGTCGATGCGGCCGCCGGCGATCTCGCGCTCGCGCCAGCGGCTCACCGAAGCCAGCGACAGCTCCGCGTCGATGGCTTCCTGCAGGCGCTTCTCATTCTCCAGCGGCAATCGCGCGCGGGAGAGGATGTTGACAACGCGCTCGGCGATCGGGCTCATAGCAGCGCCACGTCCCCCGCCTTGGCGTCGCCAGTGATCTCAACCCGCTCCCCGGCCGCTGCCATCTTGCCGTCGAACAGCCCCGGCTGGGCGCGCTCGCCGTCGAGGTACCGCTGGGCCTCATTGCGCACGGCCTCGACGGCCTCCACCGCTTCGTCCGACAGCGTTGCCATGGGCTTGTCGCCGTAGGGCTCGAACGGCAGGTGCGGGGTGTTGAAACCCCACACGCCGTCGCCGTGCTGCAGGCTCACGTTGCCGCTGATAACGGCGCCCTCCACGTCATTCTTCGACATGGAGTAGGACACCTGCGTAGGGGAGAGCCGGTGCTCGGCGAAGTCGTCCGGCAGCTCGAGGATGGTGCGCACGTGGGGTGCCAGGGCCCGCAGAGACGCCGGCAGCTCCGGTGCCGGTTCCTCCTTGCACCTGTGCACGATCTCGACGGTGTGCTCGGCGCCCTCGCTGCCGCGGGTCTCCACTTCGTGGATCTCCACACTCCAGCCGCCTTCGGTCGGCTTGCACCTGACCTTTGTGATGCGTCTGCTGTTCATGCTGCCTCTCCCTTCGGTTCGACGGCGGCCGGCGGCGCATCAAGCTCTGAGCGAGCTACTGCCGACAGCGCAGCGAGCTGCGCGCGCTCGTTGGCGATGTGCACCTCGATCACCGGCACGGAGAGCTCGTAGCTCACCCCGATTAGCTGCCGGGTGTTATGGCCGGTCGCGACACCAAGTTGCAGGTCACGGTGCCGGTAGCCGAGTGCGTCGCGCAGGTCCTCTTCCTTGTCGGGCCACCGCTCCTTCCGCTGAGCCAGCGCCTGGCGCACGTCGGTGAGCAGTTGCTCGCCACGCTCGATCTCTTGGTAGGCGAGCGCAATCCGCATCGCGGTGTTCTTGCTGATGAGTCCCATGACTAAACCTCTGCTCCTGCTGCAAACCGTCTGCGATCGTCGGGCCGCTCCAGCGCCTTGCGCTGGCCCGGCGGTATCCACATCAGTCTGGTGCTGGGGTTGAGGTGCCCGTCCTCCACCCACCACACGAACCAGGCGTAGGACGTGGCGGTGGAGGCCTCCGGGTCCCATCGCCCCTTGGTCATGGGCACGCGCTCGCAGAATACGGCGATGACGGTGGGCGGCGTGTCGCGGAACAGCGCCTCGTACCGTTCCCTGCTTTCCATCCAGACGGAGCGAAGCAGCAGCGCCACACCGCGGCGGGCCTGGCCGATGGCGCGCTTCGCGAACTCGACGCCGAGATTGAAGGGGGGATTGGTGATGATCCAATCGGGTTTTTCGGCGCAGTAGGCCCGGTCCGGCCCCTCACCGATGAAGGTGCCGATGCCGTAACCGCAGCCATAGTCGTGCACATCGGAGGCATGGACGTCGCGGAAGTACTCCCTGAGCACCTCCGCCATGTGGCCCTCGCCGGCAGCCGGCTCCCAGCAAGGGCCGCGCATGCCTCGCGTGTAGGGATCGAAGCGCAACACCAGCTCGCACAGCGCCCGCGTCGCCCAGGGCGGCGTCGGGAAGAAGTCGAGCGCATTGGGGGCTTCGACGCGGTTCGCCATGACGGCGGTGTGGCCTTTCGGGATCGCCTTCACGCTGCCTCTCCTGCACACGTGAGGCCGCACTCCACGTCATGCTCCTCGCCGTCGTCCACGAAGCCGTCGAACAGGTGACCTTGTGCCGTCACCTCGGCGAGGAGATCGGCGTAGCTGTATTCGGTGACGAAGCGGCCGCCGGTCCGGTGCTCCTGCTCGATCCACCAATCGGCCGCTCCGGGATTTTCGCGGATGATGGCGAGCTTCTTCTGGCGGGACTTGAGGAAGCACAGATCGCAGTTACCCTCGTAGTCGCGCAGACCCAGATCGAACGGCTGGTTGGCCCAGCACCCCTTCACCGCCGGTTTAGTCACCTTCGCCTTGTCGAGCGGCATGACGCTGATCCAGCGCTCGCGACCCTGCTCGTTACGATCGATTTGTTTCATCACGCGCCAACCTTCGTCGTGTCGAAGGCCGACAACGTTTGTCCACCGCCCCCACCCCAGCGACAGCGCGAAGTTCCGCATCACGCGGATCTTCAGTTCCTGAGTGCAGAAGCGCGCGACCGCGTTGGGGGCGAACTTGCGCTCGGCGACCAGCGCCTCGAACGGCTCACCCTTACGTGCTGCCGAGTTGTAGCCGACCTCCTGGAAGCCGCCGCCCGCCGCGCGCTCCAGCCAGCGCACGCGCACGCCCCAGCGACTGCCACACTCGTGCACGAAGCGCAGCGTCTCCTCGCGCTCCTTGCCAGTATTGGCGAAGCAGACGTGCACATCGTCGGGGAGCTCGCCGTCCCAGGCCTTGACGATCTCGTGAAGCATGTAGGCCGACGTGCGCCCGCCAGAGAACGACACGAGTGCTGGACCTTCGATGCAGTAAGGGTTCATGCCGCCTGTCCCTCCGGCTCGGACGCCTTGAGCGCGTCGAACAGCGACGGCATGGAGCGCTCGCGCTCGGCCGCGGCGCAGTAGTAGGCGCCATCAAGGAAGGAGGTATGGTTCAGCTCGCTGGCCGCCCCGCGCCGGCCCTTGAGGATGGCGCGATAGGGCACCGTCATCAGCCCGCCGAACGGGTCGTAGACGAGCTCTCCGGGGTTGGAGTAGCGCTCGATCAGCCGGTCGACGACGTCGAACTGGAGCGGACAGATGTGCTGCTCGACGTTGCGCCGCGCCTGGCTGCCGTTGAGCGTCAGCATGCGGTTCACGTCGTGCCAGACATCGGGATGGTGCGAGCCTGGCGCCAGCGCCATGAAGGTCGCCGGCAGGGCGCCCTTGGCCTCCAGCTCCTCGCCGATGCGGACGTGGAACTCGTAGTCGTACACGCCGGCCAGGCTGTACGCGGTGAAGGCCTTGGCGAGCGCAGCCGGGCCGAGGGCCGCCAGGTCCTGCGCCGTGATGGGACGGTCGCCGCTCGACTTCCAGAAGGCGTGCGCGTCCACCTGCCAGCGGGCGCGGGTGTACGCCTCCTTGCTCTTCACCACCGGCACGTCGGCGTAGCTCTTCGAACGGTCAGACTGGGGCTTGCGCAGCAGCACGATGTATTCTGGGCTGCCCACGCCCATCTTGGTGCCGTCCTTGCACTGCTCGCTCCAGCCGAGGCGATAGGTCTGATTGTTCTCGCGCACCACGTCGGTGACGATGGTGATGAGGCCCAGGTAGTCGAAGCCGTGGCGGCGGCCGTGCTCGATGGTCTCGGCGTGGAAGGGACTGATGGTGGGCACGCCGGTGCCCATGACGTTGCCGAACAGCACCCGGTCCTTGACGTGGATGCAGGCGAGCCGGCCCGGCCGGAGCATGCGGAGCAGCTCCGGCGTCAGGAAGTCCATCTGCTGCCAGAAGTGGGCATTGTCGTCGGTGTGCCCGAAATCGTTGTAACTCTCGGTGTACTCGTAGTGATTGGAGAAGGGGATCGACGTGACGATCAGGTCGACAGAGGCATCGGCCTGTCGCCGCGCCTCGTCGACACAGTCGTTGCAGGCGATGGTGTAGCGCTCCGCCTTCACCTCCACCCGCTCGACGCCGATGGAGCGCCGCAGCGTCTCGGCCATGGCGGCGTGGTCCAGGCCGTACTTGCGGATGATCTCCCCCATGCGCGCCATCATCTCCTCGTGTCGTGCCCACTTGGCCTTGAGGGTGCGCAGCACCTCGCGCTCCGCCTCGGTGTAGATCAGGTGCACCTCGCACGGCCGCGTCTGCCCGAAGCGCTGGATGCGGTGGATCGCCTGAATGAAGTCGTTGAATTTGAAGCCGATGCCGAGGAACACCGCCTTGTGGCAGTAGCGCTGGAAGTTGCAGCCGCTGCCCGACAGCTCCGGCTTGGTGGCGAGGTACTTGAACTCACCCTCCGAGAAGGCGATCACGTTGGCCTCGCGCGTCTCCAGGTCCTGGCTGCCGTAGACGCTCACCGCGCGAGGGACGGCGGCCTCGATGGCCTCGCGCTCCGCCTCGAGGTCGTGCCAGAGCAGACAGTGGGCTGCAGGATCCTCGTCGATGATCTCCAGCATCTTGGCGATGCGGCGGGGCAGGCTCTCGCGCTTCTCATGGGCGGCGGCCGTTACGCCCAGCGCCGCATCCTTGAACAGCAGAGCCTGGCCGTCCTTCTCGATGCCGGCGAGTCCATGATCGGTCGGCACCTCGTGGTAGACCACCTTGAGGGGCGGCAGATCGTATCCCGCGTCGGAGAAGCCGAGGTCCGAGGGCTTCTGCACGAACAGCGCCCAGCTGTGCACCCACAGCCAGAACTCGTCCTCCTTGTGCGGGTAGAGGCTGAGCTCGTTGGCTTTGGTGCTGTCGCGCTGGAAGAAGCGGGTGAGCGCCTGGCCCGTGTCCATGATGCCGAGAAAGCCGGCGTAGTGGATCAGCTCCTTGAAGCGGTTAGGGCTGGGCGTGGCGGTGGCGACGAAGCGGAAGCGGACGCCGGCGAAGAGGCGCAGGAACTCGTGATAGGTCTTGGTGCCGTAGCTGCGCAGCACCGAGGCCTCGTCGAGGCTGGCAGCCACGAACAGGCTGGGGAGGAGCTTGCCGTCGCGGATGGTCTCGTAGTTGGTGAGGTAGATCACCGCGCCTGCGGTGTCGCCCTCCATCTCCTCGGCTGAGCGGATGAACTTGAGGCGCACGGCGTTCGCACCGGTGAAGTGCGCGGCCGCGTCGCGCATGAACTCCTGGCGCACGCCGAGGGGCAGCACGATGAGGCGGCGGCCCTGCACATGCCGGCCGATCAGCCGCATGATCTCGATCTGCATCGTCGTCTTGTGCAGCCCGAAGCTCGCGAAGATCGCGCGCTGCCCGCCGCGCAGGGCCCAGCGCACGATCGGCTTGCAGTGCGGCCGCAGCGCCGGGTTGATCTCCGCCACGCTCACCTCGATGCCGTCGAAGGCGGCGAGCTTGATCTTGCCCTCGAGGAAGGTGCGATAGTCGCCGCTGGCCTCGCCGATGCGGGCAGTGCGCTTGGTGGGGGCGATGTAGGGCTTGCTCATAGCCGCCATCCCGCCGTCCACACCCAGTAGCCCCAGGACAGCACGAACAAGCGATAGGTCCCGGTAGGCCCTCGCGCCGCCAGCTCCCAGCCGAGCCGTGGACACCACAGCCATCTGACGAACTGGGAACCAGTGCCTACGAAGCACTTGCCAAGCCAAAGATACCGGACGGCCTTTTGCAACCGCCTCATGCCTCGCCTCCCATCAGCGCCAGCGCCAGCGCGCAGCCGGTACGGCGCGGCACGGCCTGGCCGATCTGACGCACCACCTCGGTCTTGTTGCCGCTGAAGTGGTAGGGCCTCTCCGGCTCCGAGATGCTCATCGCCGCGGCGAGCTCGTGCGGCTCGAGCATGCGGAACAGGATGTCGTACTCGCGGCCGGCGGTAACCAGGTTGGTCCGGCCGGTGGCACAGATCGTGGGCGTGGGCTCCTCCACCGAGTGCACACGCGGCGCCTGCGTCGGCCGCTCGCCGAAGCTGGCCGTGATGAAGGCGAGCTCGCCGCGCTTGGCGGTGGTGAGTGTGGGAATCGGATCGTCGATGGAGCGCGCGCGGTTGCTGCCGTCGGAATGGGTGACCGGCATCACTAAGCCGAAACGCGCCTTGGCTGTGGCGGTCGGCAGCGGATCATCGACTGACTTGCAGGTCTCGCCCGAACCCGAACCGTAGTAGGGCGCAATGAGCGCGTGGCCCGCCTTGTTGACTAGGCCGGGCACGGGCTCACCGACCGAGCGCGGCGCTCCTCCCGCGTGGTTGCTGAGGACGAAGGGCTGCACGACGCCGACGCGCGGGACTGTCGTGACCGTCGGCAATGGATCGTCGACGCTGCTGCTGTCGCGCCGGAAATGCTGCTTGAGCACGAACGGCTCTACCAAGCCGAAGTCCGCGCTCGTGGCTGTGATGGTCGGCATCGGGTCCGACACCGGGCGTCGTCCCCGGCTGCGCTGCTCGTTCAGGTGCAGGGTGAACGGCTGCACGAGGCCGAGGTGAGTCCCTCCTGCGGTAATGGTAGGCAGCGGCACGTCGATGCCCAGGGCATCGCAGTGCTGGCGCAGCACCAGGATGAACGGCTCGGGCCATCGGAACTTGACGATGCCGGCGGCGATGCGGGCGAGCGTCTTGGGTGCCAACGGCCGCTTGCGGTCGAAGATGGATTTGCCGGGGACCGACCAGTCGATGATCTCGCGCGCGGCGCGCCACGGCTTGGCGCCGAACAGATCGCCGCCGCCCTTGACGTGGCTGGGCTCCGGCCAGCGGATCGCCCCGCCGTCGCTGCGGCCCAGGATGAACAGGCGCTCGCGCGTGGTGGCGTCGCCGTAGTCGGCGCAGTTGAGCACGCGCCGCTCCAGCCGGAACCCGATTCCCTCCAGTGCCGCCCACCACGCCCGGAAGTACTCGCCCTTGCGGCTCGCCACCGGCTTGCCGGTACGCGCGTTCACTGGTCCCCAGTCCTCGAACTCCGGCACGTTCTCGAGGAGGAGGCGCTTGCAGCGCAGCTCCGTGCACCAGCGCACCACGTGCCAGGCGCTCATGCGCTGCTGGTCGTTGACGGGCTTGCCGCCGCGTGCGCGCGAGAAGTACGTGCACTCGATGCCGGCCATCAGCAGGTCGAGCTTGCCCTCCGGCACCAGCTGGGACGGGAACGCCGCGTCGAGCGTGACGCAGTGCGCCCGTGCGCCAATGTGGTTGCGCAGGTAGGTCTCGATCGCCACGGGCCAGTGATTGACCGCCACGAACTCCGGCCGGTAGCCGAGCTCGGTGAGCGCATCGTTGGCGCCCATGGAAAGCGAGCCTGCCCCACAAAAGAGGTCCGCCACCAGCGCGCGGCGCGTGCGAGGCACCGGCCGCACGCCGGCACCTGACAGGGGCAGATCGGCAAGGCCGCCGTGCATCCTACCGGTCCTCCACCAGCTTCAGGATGCCCTTCACGGCGCCTTCGGCGATCAAGCCAACTTGGCTGTCGATCACGTCCCAGGGATCGTAGCTGTCGGGGATGTCGTTGGCCTGCCGCACCGTGCCGAGCTTGCGGCCGCCCTCGCTGACAACCCACAGCAGCTCCGTAGGCCGCACGTCGCAGGGGCCCTGGCCGCCCGTCCACTGCCTGCACATGCCGGGCTGCTTCGGGCCGATCCTCACCACCACATCGAGGCGCACGGTGCGCTGGCTCGCGGGGTCGAGCCGGCGACGGAGCGAGAGTGCGGCGAGCATGACCTCGCGCAGGCGTTCCTGCTGCGCCGCCGATGCCCCGCCCTCGATGGTGGCGAAGACGATGTGCGCCGCCGCCGGCGGGCGCGTGTCCACCGCCAGCGCGCGCAGGTTCTGCAAGATCGCGAACGCCGCCACCGCGAGCAGCAGCGCCGTCGCCGTTGCCCAGCGGCTGATGCTGCGGCTCTCACGCGAAGCTATGCGCGAGCGAATGGCCTGCAGTCGCTCGGACGTAAGGCGTTGCCGCGATCTTCTCTCAGCCATGATGGGCCCTCCTCACTGCCGCCAGCTCCGGCGAAACCGCCTCGGCCTTCTCGTCGTGATCCACCGCCTGCCGGTCGAAGGCCTCGGCCATGGCGATGAGGTGCTCGCGCGGCACGGCGCGGGGCGAATGCCGGCGCAGCAGCGCGCGCACCACCTTGGCGGCACCGCGCAGACCGCTGGCCTTGCCGGCATGGGCAGCGGCGTTGATGATGGCGCGGCGAAGCTCGCGAACTTGATCCATCGCGCTCACCGCTTGCCTTTGCCGACCGTGTCAGGCTCGTCCTGGAACGGAGCGGCACAGGGCCGTGCCCAGAGCTGGCACGCCATGTGGTAGCCGTCGCCGCCGAGGATGTACTTGTTGACGAACGCGGAGCTCTTGCCGCTGAAGGTGTCCGGAACCTGGCTTTGGAAGCAGCGCCAGACGACATCGGCCGCGAGCGGAAAGCTCATGTAGATGTTGCCGTGCTCGGACTGCACGGCGATCATCCATCTCAGCTTCGCATCAGCCTTTGAGTTGTCCTCGCTGGTGTGCTGCCCGCTCCATACGTGCACCGCCTTCATCAGGCAGCGCCGCCCCGCACCGCTGTGCTCGTGCCCTTGCTCCAGCGTGGAGGCGCGCTTGGCGCGCCAGGCTCTGCAGCCCTCCGGCCGGTAGCGCCCACCGCAGCAGAAGCGGCCCCAATAGAGGTCACCCCGGCAGGCCTTGTAGCCGAAGGCCTTGCGGGGCCATTCCTCCTCCGCCGCGGCCGCCGGCCCCCACAGCATCAGCCCGGCTAGCAGGGCAAAGAGCATCGCCAACAGGGTGGCGATCGACATGGGGCGCGTCATGCGGCGTCTCCATCGGTTGGGTTGCGGGGAAGGTTCACGCGACGGGCGGGCGGTGCGGTCGGCGCCGGCGGCGCGGCCAGGTCGAACCCGCAGGACGGCGCCGAGCGGATTGCCTGGGCCAGCGCGTCGACACTGCTCTCCTCGCGGCCGCAGGCCTCCAGCCGCTCGGCCGCATGACGGAGGTGGTCGACGCGCTCCACCCTGCTCTCGGCGAGCGCGGCCCAGCGCAGCTCGATCAATGCCGCCTGCCGGCGCACGCAGAGGCCGAAGGCGGTCGCCACGCCCTCGGCGGTGAGGCGGCTCTCCGCCCGCCACACCTCCGGCTGCGACTTGCCACGATCGGCCGCGCGCGCCTGCGCGGACCGCACGAGGTCGCGGCAGCAGTCGAGATCACCGCTCAGCAGCGCGTACGCCGCTCCGCGCAGCGCCTGCAGCTCGAGGCGCCTGAGCCCCCAATCCGTTGTCACGTCGGCCAGCTCCAAGCCGATGCGCGCCATTCCTTCCGCCTTCGGCATGGTCACACCTCCAATGCCTTGCTGACTGCGCGCTCCAGCGCCCGATCGGCCTGTCGCAGTGCCCGGGCCTCCGCCTGCTCCTGTGCGCGCTCCGCCAATCGCGCGGCCCGCGCCGCCCTGATTTCGTCGCGCTCGAGCTCGGCGGCGATCTCGGCCTCGTCCACCGCTGCGGCCCGAAAGCGCTCCAGCGCTGTCCGCTCGCCCTCGCCAGTGCGGCCCTCGGCCAGCGCCACGGCGAGGTCGCGGACCAGGGCCAGCTCCGTGGCCGCCGCCAGATCGCGATCGATCGTCGCCACGCCGTTCCGCACCGCGTCGTGGGTGCGTCCCAGGGCCCGGCCGATGTCGTGCAGGCTCGCCGCCGTGTGCATGCGTGCGATCCACATCGCGAGCTGGCGTGCCTCCACCTGGAGGCGCAGACGCGAGCGTCCCGTGAGGTGGGCAATCCTGAGCCCGTAGGCATCGGCCACGGCGGCCACGATGTCGGGGAGCTGCATCACGCGGCCTCACCCGTGGCTGCGGCGCCCTTGCCCGGCGGCCATCGCGACGGCACCTGCCACGACTGGTAGCGCTCCATCAGCCTGCGGGCGGCAGGCTCGTGCACGGCCAGGTACTCGGCCCAGCGGTGCCACTCCGGCATGTGCGGCTTGATGACGAACGCAATCCCGGCCGCGCGCCGCTCCTTCAGCGCCTCCTCCACGTGGCGCGGCGCGAACTTCGCCTTGGCGGCCTTGAGCACGTCGGCGGCGACAGCGTCGAGTACCTCCGGCGCCAAGTCCGCCGCCTGGGCAGCGAGCTGGCGCAGCCCGCCTTCGGGATCGGGGCACGAGAACCGGCGCTGGCTGAGCAGCGGGGCGATCAGGTGGTCCAACACCTTGGCCGCCACCCCGCCTGCACGCAGTGTGGCGATGAGGGCGAGGCGCTTACGCTCGGAGGCACTCCCCCCTGGCTGCCCTGCCGCGCTAGCGTCAGGCTCCGCCCCTGGGGGAGGGGCACCAGCCTGGTTGCTCGACCGATCGTCTGTTCCCTCCGCGCCGCAGGCGTGGGGGGCTAGGGGGGTTCTTTCTTGAAGTACGGGATCTCTAGTACGGGAATCTTCCTTATTCCCACCTGACACCTGTTGTCCGGTGGGCAACCTGACACCTGCTGCCCGGTGGGCAAATTGCCCGGTGGGCAAATTGTCAGGTGGGCTCGTTGCATCACCAAGGCCGTTGTCATTGGGCGGTGCGGCGCGCGAAACCCCACCTGACATGCTGTCATGTGGGCCTTCGCCCCCTGCGACCCTCCGCATACGATGCGGCCGGTTGGCCATGAGCCACGCTTCGAAGCCCACGATCTCGATCGCATCGGGACGGCGGCCGTTTGACCGGTGGTTGGGGTGGCGCGTGATTAGGCCGCCGTCCTCGAGTTCCTTTAGGCGGCGCATGATGGTGCGCTCGTGCACGCCGACCTCCTCGGCGAGCACCAGGTTGCCGACCTTGCAGCGGAACGTGTCGTTGTAGGTGTTCTCGGCGATCGACCACATCAGCAGCCGCGATGTCGGCTCCGACACCGGCAGGGTCTTGACGTAGGCGATGGCATCGATGCTCACGGCATTCCCCCAGGTCTTCCACAGCTCACACGCTGCACTGGGGCGGCTGCCGCCTTGCCGAATGGCCCTGCACTGAGGTACAAGAGGGCCACTGGCTCGGAGCCCCAGCTCCAGCCACTACGGCGCCGCAACCCTACGGCGGCTCGCCGTCACTCCAGGGCCCGCTGCGCAAACAGCGGGCCGTTGTGTTTCTGGCCCCTACGCGGCCTCCACCTTGCAAACGCCGCCGTCGCCGCCGATCGCGAAGGCCCTGTCGTCGGCCTCGTCCAGCGGCACGCCCAGGCACGCCTTCAGGACCACTTCGCCGGTCTCGGTGTCCTTCAGCACGGCGTCGTCCTCGAAGATCGGCAAGCCCGACAGGGCGCAGAGAATGGGCGCCTCGTCGTGGTCGCGTTCGAACTCCGGCGTCGGATGGTCGTGCCAGGCTTTCTCCGCCGCGTCGGCCGCAATCTGCAGCGGCCTGCCTTCAAGCTCGGCGCGCCGCTGGGCGTCGATCTCCGCCTTGCGGTTCAGGAACGCCTGCTGCGCCTCCTCGTAGAGAGGCTTGTACTTGGCATCGATCGCCTCAATGCCGCCGTCGCAGGCCGCATCGGCAGCGTCCGCGGCATCCTGGAAGGCCTGCCACAGCGCCAACGCCTCGCGCCGCTGCACGGCATCGGGCACCCGTGCCGCGAACTCGTCCCGTGTCGTCATCGTGCCCCTCGCTTCTTTCCTGCCTTGCCCGCGCCGATCGCGAGCTTTCCGCCACGCTTCACCACGCTCCGCCCGAGCCGCACCTTCGGCCCGGCCTTGTCCTTCAGCTGCTGGCTGACGCTGCCCTTGGCCCGCTTCCAGCTGGTTCCGCTCACCCACCTGGTCATGCGGCCTCCACGCACGGCGCAGCAGCGGCCGCCTGGCTGTCACTGATCGCCGGTTGTTGGGGCAGCGCGCGCGGATGGCCCCGCACCGCCGTGGAGGTCTCGGTTGGAGCCCACCAGCCGCAGCTGTCCGTCGGGGCCTTCGGCGGCCACACCGGCACGTCGGCCGGCAGGTAGCGCCGCATGTTGACCTGATAGCCCCAGTTGTCCCTGGCCTGCGGATGGAAGCAGCTCTCACCCC